TACCTAGTAACCAAGGACTAAATCTTTTTGCTCTTAACTTAATATCTGTTTGATAGGCAATAGCTTGACCAGACTTTTCTTTAAATTCTGCTCCATATCCTGTAGGATTACCCATAAGATGAGTAATACCAATAACAATGTTTTTGTTTACAGGAATTACATTAGCCACTTTTCTACAGAACTTTGCCAATAGCTTAGCTCCGTCTGCTCTTTGCATCTTATTCATATCTGATGTTATTTCTGCTTCAGTACATAATGCCGAATAAGAATCAATAATTACAATACTTCCAGGTTCTTGATTAATAATTCTTTCAGCTATTTGTAAATATTCTTCTGCATGTAAAATTTTACCCTGTGTAGATCCTATCAGTGTAAATCTATCTAAGTCTAAACCTTTGATGCCTTCAACATCCCGTTTTTTAAGTCTACCCTCTACGTTTAGGTAATACGCATGTCTAGGCTTTTCTAATTTACCTTGGTACTGAGGCTCTAATGCTGTAGCAGCTAGGCTTAAAGATGTTACAGTTTTACCACATTTAGGTTGTCCTGTTAATACTACAAAACTACCTTCTGGGACTCCTCCATTTAGAATCATATCTAATGCTGGACTCAAAGGAATAATAATAGTTTCCTTTTCTTTAATAGCATTACCAGACATAAGTATGTCGTCACCAAAAGTTTTTTTTAAATCCGCAGCTAAAGCAGTATTTGTTGAGGGTATAGATAAAGCTGTTGTTTTTTTAGTGCTAAGTGCTTTAGTCGCCATTGTCTAAGTCCTTGAGTTTGGAAATAATATTCTTTTTTGTCTTTGGTTTGATAAAAGTTTGATCTTCTTTTCTTGTATATTCTTTACTGATTGTTGTATTTATACTTTTTAGGCGTTCTTCTTCTAATTCAATAGTAGGCAGTAGGTGAGGAGCCCTCAAGGAATAAGTTTTTCTACTCTGCGGGTTATGTAAAGCATTTATAATTGCTTTACTATCATATGTTTTTAAAAGTTTATTAGCAGATCCTATTTGGCTACGATAGAAAGTAGACCATTCTTTATTGGTCCAAAATCTATAATGTAAATCTTTCTTAAGAAATTTAGCTCTTTTCTCACATATGATTTCCGTAATATATTGAGCAGCACTCACTTCCTTATTATTGGAGTACTTAGAAATATATTTCATTTATATGTCCGTGTCAAGAAATCTTGTGAATATTTTTTAGGTATTTAGGTTCGGGAGGTTTAGACTTTTTCTTAAATTCATCATTTACTTCTGCTGCTGCTTGTGTCATGATTGCAACATTATTATTACTTTTACCAGCAGTATGTCTAATCATTAAGTCTTTGGATTTAGTTGAACTAGATACTGTTTTAATATTAGGGTTACTAGATGCAGTACAATTTTTTTCCACAAAATTTGATACAGTTTTTTCTGGTATTTTAAGTTCCTTAGCAATATCTTCCATGTTGCTGTCTTGAGAAATCATCCATTGAATAGCATGTTTTTGTGTTTTACTTAGTCTCATAGTAACTCCCTGTTTGCATTATTAAGCCACGCTAAATTTTTCGTTCTTAAAAAAGAAAGATAAAGATTAAAGACTTTAGAATTTACGCGTGTAAAATTAAATTCATTCTTTCCTATTTTAGATAAAACCTTACTGTATTGACCTTCTGAAAACATACCTATAGGATTATATAAACGATTATCTAAACCTATTTTAACATAGTGTTTTCCAGATTTTATTTTAGCAAACGTGTTGTCTTGCTCTGTTTTCTGTCTAGTGTTTCCGTCATCATCTAAGTAATCTTGAGAACCAAAGAAAGTATAGTAACTATCTTCTGTTTTTACTTTAACCGTAGTCTTTGTTTTATTTACAATAAAACTATCAAATTCATCTGACATATATTATCTCCATTTAATCTTGTTAGGTTTTTTCATTCTAGACATACCTTCTGGCAATTGTTTTGCCAGTTCCTGATCTTTATATTCATTATGTTTTTTATTTAAATTAGACTTTTCGTCCGCAGATAAATTATCTCTATTCCTATTTGCTAAATCACCAATAGTACTAAGTTCAGAATCACTCTTTTTAATTGAACTGCTTAACGTTAACATGTCTTCTTGATAGTATCTAGAGCATTTATTTTTACTTTTACATTTAGTACAGTTGACTGATTCTTTATAGTCTCGAATAGAAAAAAATAATTCAAAAGAAGTCTCACATTCTTGACAAAAATATGTGTATGATGGCATACTAAAACAATCTCCTGCAATAAAAGGTATATCTTTTCACTATAGTACTAGTTTTGATTTAAATGACAAGTGTAAATTACTCTTATTCAGAAATATTGTCAAGTCTATTGACAATGTCTCCAATAATAGGATTTCTGACAATATCGCTAGTTTCTAATTTAGAACTACTCACTCCTTCGATATCGTTTAGTTTATTTATCAATTCTAAAAAGCCTCCCTGTTGCTGTCTTTGTAAATCAGACTGTGCTATGTCTCCAGTTAATACCATTTTACTTTCCATGCCTATTCGTGTTAAAAGCATTTTAAGCTGATCGTAAGAAGCATTTTGACATTCATCAGCTATTATAAAAGAATTGTGAAAACTTCTACCTCTCATTAAACCTAAAGGTACAACTTCAATTTTTCTACCTACTTTTAATTTAGCATAACTTTGCATTTGTAAAAAATAATTTATTTCATCAAATAATGGTAGCAAATAGGGATGCAGTTTTTCCTCTGCTGTTCCCGGTAAGTAACCAAGTCTTTCTCCAGCTTCTACAATAGGTCTGGTAATAACAATTTTTTCTACTTTAAAATCTAATAAATATTCTAAAGCCATTCCTATAGCAATATGGGTTTTACCACTGCCAGGAACACCTTGACAAAATGTTACAGTATTTTCTGCAACAGTTCTTATATACTCTTTTTGATTTATTGTTCTGGGTATCAATCTATTTTTGAACCCAATAACATGTTCATCAGGAGTTAGCTTATTCGTAGCATCAATAGGTTTTTTAGTTTTTCTTTTTCTCAATGTAGTAACCTTTCAAGAACAAAATTAAATTAGACAAGCACCACCAGCACAACTAATTTCTTCTATTCCTACGGTATTATCCTCTGTTTCTAATAGTTGTGTATAATCCACTTTACTAAAACTTTCAAATAAATCCGTATATCTTTTCCAGTTATAAACATCCTTCATACAATACGTTAGTCTTTTAACATCATCATCAAAATATCTTTTGGAAAATCTTTTCATTTTCACTGCAAATATTTTCTTATCTTTACTATCTTTTTCAGATGCTTGATTTAAAGTCATATAGTCACAAGCAGACCATAAATTATTATCAAATGCATTCAATCCCAATTCAATTAAACCTGAACACCAGAGAGAAGCATCCCCGTATTCTTTAGTTATTTCTCTACTAGTATATACTGTAGTAAAAGGAGCTTGAGGATAATCTTTATCTCCACTTTGAGGGATTAAACTAATACCTGCAAAAAATTTACGATTATTGTAGATAAATTTAGTAACCTTTTCCCATTCATCAGGCTGTACGGTAACGGTATTGCTTACGTTATGACTTAAAAAATCTTGAGTACATAAAGATCTATTTTTACCAGAATGTACCCAGTTCGTCTGAGCGTCTTTAACAACACCAAGCATTTCTACAGCAGGTAATTGATTTTTTAGTTTTGAGCCATCAGGAACTTCTATAGGGAATTTTACTACTTCATCTGTATCATTAGCAGACCAAGACGATTTTTCACAAGCTTGAGGATTATAGCTTTTGAAGTGTTGATAAGGAGCTTCTAATACATTTGCTTGAACGTGTCTAATATATCTTTTTGCATGATGAGGATGTATACCTGAACTTGTACCCAGCATACTACTGCTAGTGCCTTCTGGCTTTAGACATGTAACTCTTGCTGCTTGATTGATATTAATAATTTTAGACAATTCTTTATTAGTGTCTACAGCAATTTTAGCACCTTTTTTCAAAACTTTTTCTGTTAGTACTAATTCATGTTTTTCCATAATTCCTGTTAACGAGACTCCTAGTAAAGCCTCTCTCTCAAATATAGCATTAGTTGTATCTCCTAGATATTCTAGGTTTGTAAAACCAGCCTGTAATGTCCCAATAATAGCAGCAGCTTTACATCTTTCATAAAAATCATCTTCGTCTATTACTGATGAACAATTAATTGTAGAAAGATTACAACCTTGCCAACCAGATTTTCCAGACTTTTCATCAACAGGCCACATACCTACTTCTACGCACGGATTAAAAGTCATCTCTGTTGAGTCGCTCCATATAAATCCTGGCTCTCCAAACTCTTTTACGGACTCCATAAGGGTTTCAAACTGCTCATACGAAGTCTCGTCTTTTAATAATAAAGCTGAGTTATTACTTCGAGCTCTTTGTGGATTGTTTACATACCAATTCCCTGTTTTGGCTTTAGCCATTTCTTCATCATCTGGACTAAACAATGCTAATGACGCACTTCTACGAACACCACCAGATAATACAGCATCGCTACTGTGCATAATAATATCATAAGCATCGATAGGTCGTAATTTTTTTTGTTTATTTTTAACACGATCTTCTAATAGTTCTCTAATTTTCTCTAAACCCTTTTGTAAAGGCTCAAATCCTGGAGCCTTGCCAACACCAGAAGATAATACAGCGCCTTTTTCTCTGATATTACTATAGTCAAAAACAATGTGTTGATTTTTATATTGTTTAAATTTTTCTTCAGAACCCCTATTAAAATATGAGCTTAGCAAAGCCCCAAGAGCATCAGCCCAACCTTCTATACTATCTTCTATTGTATACTTTACACCCTTTTTAGGCTTAGGATCATGAGAAAGATTAGGCAGTCTAGCTATATGATGTTTCTGAACACTAAACCCAGTGCCACTACCACAAAGCAATAGCCAAAAACATTCTTGAAAAAACCTTAAGCGGTCGCAATATGAACTGGTGCAATTATAAATTTTAGCATGTCGTTTTAAAATAGGTTCTCCACCAAACTGCAATGCCCTTTGACTACCTAGCACTTTCTTTTTAAGCATTAAATCATAGGCCCAATTAATTTGTTCTTCTATATTTTTATCTTCATACTGAGTACTCATCATATTTTTAACTCGATCTACAGCCTCTTTCCAAGTTTCTCTACGGTTTTCGCTTTCTATCCAACGAGCGTACTTACTAACAAAAGTATAATTCTGCAATTCATTAAGTGCCGACATATTAATCTCCTTGAACCTATATTACTAAGACAAACCTGCTAATAAAAAAATAAAAGATATCATATAAACATGATAATACATAATTGTAGTTTCGCAAGGTTAGAGTAAAGAATTGTAACTTATTTTTGTAATACACCGCACAATTCATGTAACCATGAAAAGTTTGGGGAAATTTTAATCACTTCCATACCAGTATTTTTAATAAAAAAATCAAACCTTTGTTGTTCTTTTCCGTCAAATAAATGGGTTCCGTGTGATTCTGACATAATAACTTTTTCAACACCTTCTTGCCACAACGCCTGTATACAGTCATTACAGCATTGACCTGTAATATACGCTATTCCATTATCAGGACGTATAGTACAATTAGATAATGCGTTTCTTTCAGCATGTATTATCCAATCATATTTTTCTGGACGAGTAGTAGGAAGAATACTATCATTCATCATTCTAGGAAAACCATTATATCCCACACCTAAAATTCTATGATTTTGATCTGTAATAACACAACCGTGCTGTGTATGAATATCGTGACTTCTTTGAGAAATAACTTTGGCTAATCCTAGAAAATAATTTGTCCAATCAGGTCTCATTTAATATCCTATTATTTTTGTATAAGAAAACTACTATCTCTATAAGTTTTAATTAGTAAATTTCTTAAATCTGAAAATTCGTCCACTGCTTGCACCACTCCCGGCCAAGAATTACTGTTGTAATCATGTCCACAAATAAATCCTCCTGACTTAACTTTTTTAGACCAAGTTTCCAAATCTCTTTCGACAGTTTTGTAATCATGTTCAGCATCAATATAAACCATATCTAAACTATTATCTTCTACTTCTTTAATATACTGTTCTGATTTATTAAATATTAATTGTACTCTATTAGTTTTTGCTTTATGTGCCAATCTTTTCTTTATACCTTTCATTTCAAGGTGTTCTACACAAGTCAAACTATTAATAAATGGGAAAGAAGAAATTATTAATGCAGATTCTCCTTGATGACTACCTATTTCCACACACCTTAAAAAATCTACTTGTTTCATATAGGCAATATCATTCATCAATTCTATAAGTCCGCACACTTGTATCCCTGTGTCGGGATTCCAATCTGGGAAAAATCTCATGCTTTTTGTTGTATTAGATGGGTCTGTCATTAGTGTAAAAATACTCTGTCACATTCTCTAACGTTTTTATTAGACGATTCGATATACTCCCATGCTAAACTATATCTAAAATCATGAGACTTATTAGGATAGCAGCCATGCACTAAATTAATATCAAACAATACTGCATAGGGCGCTTTACGTTCTATATCAATTATATTATAGCCTTCTAAGTCTACCTTGTCAATCCATTTTGTCCATTTGTTTACTTTACTCTGAATGTTATGAGGAAAAATTTCCTGAGTATGAGAATTCTCTACTAATCTTAAACAACCATTTTCTTTACAGGTGTCCGTTAGATATACAGCACAACTTAATATTTTTTTATTATCCCCATTAAAATAAAAATTGTCCTGATGCATCAAGGTTGATGTTCCCGTATATGGTTGCATTGGAAAAAATTTACTAATATAACAATCTAATGTGTCATCAGTATCTATTATTTCTTTAGCTGCTTTAACTAGTCTTGGATTATTAGCCAATGCTTTAAAAGAAGGGTTGTTTTGACACGCATAATTTATTTTATTTAGTTGACCATTTTCATCCCACGCATAATTCTGATCATTTTTATCTGACATAGCTTTATTGTAAAGATTTTTACAAACATTAATTAGATTAGTATGCTCATCAGCAGAAATAAAATTATCTATAATTATATATCCATTTTCCATTATTCGTTAAACCTGTAGTTAAAGTGTTTTATGTCGTCCTTATAGTGTTCAGCTACCTTGTCTATCATCTCATCATTATAATATTCTGAGTAATGTTTATGATCAATCTTTTTAAAATGCTTTAATTGGGAAAGATCGCAAGGCAAATTAAGTATATCGCAGACATATCTTATATCTGCATATAAATTTTCAAATCTTATAAAAAAATTAGTATTAGTTTTAGGTATATTATAAAAGTCATATAGAGTTCTAAAACTGTAGTGATGATCACGAGGGCATAAGCAATATTCTTCAAACGTATCAGGGGTTTTTATGCGGTCTAAAGTTTGACAAAACAAATAGCTTGATAATTTTCTATCCCATGGATTTCTTATGCAGCCGAATTTAAAATAAGAATCCCATATTTCATCTGCAAAATCTGTTACATAAGTTTTATTTAATTCATTCTTTATATCTTCAGGAGACATATGATTCCACCAATTAGCATACGGTGGCTTAGGGTCAGCACCTCTATAGCCAACAATATCTTTATCTCTATCACAGAATCTTTGAAAAAAAATTTCTGTAGAAGTTGAAGCTGTTTTATAGCTTTTAAAGTATATGAATTTATGAACGTGAGAAATAATCATTAAAAAACATAACCTCCATATTCAATATCTGTTTTATAGTGATTTGCTATTATTTCTATGACACTGTCATTAGTATAGTATTCTTTATAGTTTTTGCTTTCTATGCCATTTTTTTTTGGATGCCATCCGTTGGGTTCTATAATCTCCAATTTTTCTCTACTAATTTGAGAAGCTATATCATTATTAAAAAGACTCATATCGTCTAGAATTACATCAATATCAAGATCTTCAGTTTTATATATTTTTACATCACCATTACCAAACATTGTTTCCATATTACGGCAGGCATATCTAAATTTATGTGGTAGTTTTAAATAGTACTCAAATGAGCATCTAGTGTTTTTGTCATACTCACCTCCCCATGGCTTATCAATATTGTTTGGGTTTAATTGCCACCATTCGTTTCCACTTTTATCTGGTTTAGCATAATTATATAAACTTACCATTCTTTCCCATGGATTTCTAATAGTAGAAAAAACATAAAAATTTTTTAGATTTACACAATAATCTCGTTCTACCTCATCGTATGTAGAGTGTACTCTTTCTTTTTCTAATTCAGATAAAGCTCTCTTTATAAGATAGCAAAATCTTTGTCTTAACGCACTACTGGCACATTTAGCATTAGATAACAATAGAAATTTATGTTTAGTACTTAAAATCATTATGCTACAGTATTATTTTTTATGGACACAAACTGCTTATCATGTAAAAAACGATTAATATAAAAATACTCTACAAAACCTAGCCATACATCATTTGCCCTTTTACCAGACACATACTCATTCCAAGAGCAACCCCTTAGCCCTCCAATAAAACGATTGTCTATAAAATTAAATTTTTCTTTTAATTCTTTTTTATATTTTATTTGATATTTTATATCGTGTGCTTTTTGTGTACTGTCTGGTATTGTAGTTTTATGTTTATGATAAATTTTGATATCATGATATAAATTATATAACTTATAATTACTATAATTATGTAAAAAGTAAATTAATAACCCATCACAAAAAAATGTACCTACAGGAATATCTATATTTACTTCTTGAAACATTGGGCTTTTAAAAATCCAAGCGTCTTGAGAAAATATATTATCTCTATCAGGGTTTTTATATCCAGGGGGAATATCTAGTGTTTGAATAGGCTTATTGTTATCCTCATATCTTGTTAAACATATAAAATGATCTTCTTGTAATTCATTATCTAATTTGCTTAAAGTATCACCAAACAATATATCAGTATTAGCTATAATTGCATTACCCTTAATATTTCTATTGCAGTATTCAAAGAAATCATTATATGTAGGTCTACTTGTTATAGGATTACAAACAATCTTTTTATGTTTCGGAAGTTGTATATCTTCTCCCTCCAAAAGTAAATGTATTCTTTTTATGTATTTATTTTTGAGATTCTGTGCAAGACAGGATATTAATTCTTTATGTCTATTGAGATTTTTATCTTGGTAGAAACTAATAACTAATTCAAACATCTTCTGGTGGTGCCTTTGCTCTGTTCAGGTCCCAAGAACCTTGGACATCTTTATTTTTGTAATTTGCAGTTCTATAGAAATCTGGATGTGGGTTATGATAAATTGGCACGAAATGTTCTTTTACAGGGATTACAACTCTTTTTAATCCTAACTTTTTACGAATTCTTAAATATATTTCTGTGTCTTCCCAACCATAACCTGTCAAAGATTCGTTGTATCCTCCTATGGCATCTAAGAAACTTTTTTTAATACACATAAATCCTTCTAAATGTTGCATGAAACCCAATTCAGCATCTAGTTTATTTAGACCCCAGTATCCAGTCATAAATTCATTATTCCAATCAAATTTTAAAAATTCTGCTAAGGATATATATGGGTTTAAAACATAGTCTACATCTATTTTAATTATGTGTTCATAAGAAGCGTGCTTAATTGCTGTATTATGGGCTTTAGCTACATGAAAATACTTTTTATTAGGTACTCTTACAATTTTAATTCTAGGGTCAAGATTTTCTAGTAATTTTAAATTATAATCCGTAGTAGACCAATCAACAATAATTAATTCTTTAATCTGTGGTTTATTTAACCATGATGGCAAACTAACAGATAGCATATCTGTTCTATTTTTTACAGATGTTACTAAAGAAAAGTCAGGCAGTTTCATTATTTACTTGCTCTTGTATCCAGTTATATGTTTTTTGTATTCCATAGTAAAGAGGTTTCAATGGTTCCCATAAAAGTTTTTTTCTTATTAAATCATTATTAGAATTTCTACCCCTAACTCCTTCGGGACCTTTCATATGTTCAATATCTAATTGTTTACCAGAAGCATTTATAATTATTCTAGTAAGATCGTTAATAGTAACCATTTCTTCTGAACCAATATTGACAGGTCCGTGAAAATTTTTTGATCTCATTAACTTTAAAGTGCCTTCTATACATTCGTCAATATATAAAAAAGATCTAGTTTGCTTACCATCTCCCCACACCATCACAGAAGTACTATCTTCAGCTTGTGCAACTTTCCTGCAAATGGCTGCTGGTGCTTTTTCTTTGCCTCCTTTCCAAGTTCCTTCAGGTCCAAATATATTATGATATCTTACTATTTTTACATTTAAGTTATAGTTTTTTTTGTATGCCAAATATAGCCTCTCACTAAATAGTTTCTCCCAACCATATTCACTATCAGGACTAGCTGGATATGCAGAACCCTCATGACATCTAGGGTTGTCAGGATCTTGCTGATTATAGTAAGGATAAACACAAGCACTACTACTATATAATAATTTACCAATACTTTTTGATTTTGCTAAATTGCAGATATTTAAATTTATTTGAGCTGAATTTTGCATGATATCTGCATCATTATCTCCTGTAAAAATATATCCTGCTCCTCCCATATCCGCTGCCATTTGGTAAACCTCATCATAGCCCTTATCCTTAGGACTAGTTAGTGCAGCAGCTACTAATGTTGGATCTCTTAAATCCCCTATTATAAATTCATTTGCTTTTGTTTTAGAAAATTCTGGGTACTTTAGATCTACTCCTCGTACCCAGAACCCTTGCTCTTTAAGTCTTTTGACTAAATGAGATCCTATAAAACCTCCAGCACCACAAACCAATGCGGTTTTCATTTCCTATGCCTTCCTTCAGTTGCTATTTTTGAATTAGTTTATTATAAACCAATAAAGCTACAACAGAACCTGCAATTCCCATAATTATACCAGCAGGACCAACAGCATTTTCTACACCAATCATATATGCTACTGCTCCACCAGCATAAGAACCAGCAACTCCCAAACAAATTGTTTGAAAGAATCCCATTTTTTCTTCACCGGGAACTATGCTTTTTGCTACAGAGCCAACTATAATACCGTATACACACCAGATAAAAATACTAATCATTTAAAGCCTCCATTAAAGTATAGGTTTCACTATCGGATAAATCTAAACCAACATCAAGAATCGCATTTTGTATTTCTGTTCTATGTTTACGACAATCTTCTACACTTAAATGTTGCCGTATTATTTTTCTTAATTTCATATTAGTAAGCCAACCACGTTTTAAAGAAAGATGTTTAAATCTACTCTTCCAAAAAGTACAAGTTTGCTCCTCCGTGAATCCCTCTACTTCTTTTACCTTTTCGCATTCTTGAACAACTCTAACAACATTGACAATAATACCTATGATCATTAGAACTGCTAGTACGCTACCAAATTTTTGGTCGGGCTCAATTTTAGTTTTAGATAAAACTTTCTTTGCTGTAATTTCAAGATTGTTCATAATAATACCCTGTTTTAATAAGAATCTAACTGTTTTTAACTACACCGTTTCATACTTTGTTCTATGTTTAAAATAATCTTTAATTAATTTTTGTAGTTTATCGTTATTAATAATTTTATAAAGATTATTAGTGTCTATTCGTAAGTGTTTAGAAGGAACAAAAGACGTATCTGACAACAGGTTGTTTCTACTTATATACATCCTATGCCCATAGTGTCCATGATAAAAGTGTTTGACGATGCCGGGACTATACCCAATGTCAGATTGAACACTATCGTAACTATCCCAAGCCCAAGATAAAAATTCTTGTCTATATGGTAATTGTAAATCTAAAATAGTTTTATGATTCCACACACCTCTCCAAGTCAAAAGTTGTAAAACATCAGAGTTACCGACAGGATCTAAATCGTATAATTTATCTTCAATTAATACTTCCCTCCTAAACGCCCAAGCGTATCCTATGTGTGGGAACTTTACATCCATGTCATGAATTAGTTTATATCCTAAACTAATATTATTATTTACAGCATTAATCTTAGGCTCCTCGATACATCTGTCAAACATATGTACTACTTTATATTTTTCTAAAGCTTTTTCAGTGTCTTGTTTAAAATTTCTATTTAAAAATTTTATGTCTGGATCTATCCAAGCTATAGAATCTACAGAATCAGGAAGAGACTCTATTGCAATATTAAGGCATCTTTCTTTTTGCCATAAGATATTAGATGGATTAGCACGAATTTTAATACTATCATCTATAAAGAATTTTTGATCAGATAATGCTACTTCTACTGTAGTAATAGGATGAGGAAAATATTTTCTAAATTTAATATAATTTTCTCTAATTTTAACTGACTCGCCAAAATTAAAATAAGAACATATAAAACTTAACATTATCCCTTGATTATGTCGGTTGTGTCAGTAGGGGCTTCTTCTACTTCTGGCTCACAGTATCCACAATCTACTTTTGCTATACCATCTCCACTAATATACCAGCCTTTACCTTTACAAACCGGACAATCTTTCCTTTTATATTTAACAACAGGAGCATCTTTTTCGGAACTAATAATAGCTCCTGATAAACAGACACCTGCCATTGGTGAAACATTATTTATATTTAAAGTAGTTGCTGTAGAAGCAATGACAAGTACGAATAGTGCTATTTGTTTCATTATTAAAACCATTTCTTAAGTAAATCTATAATAGGTCTTTTAGGTTTCTTGTCTACTGTATTTTTTGTAGTACTGCATAATTTTACTATGCTTAAAATAAAATCTGTTATAATTTTAATAAATCTATTTAAAGCAATTTTATCTAATAATTTCATTGTTAAACCTCAAAGATAAGAGTCGAAACCATAATTGGGTAATTTTTGTGGAGGAAAACCATTAAAATCACTAAAGGCATAAGCCCCATTTTGTTTCAGCATTCCTGCTGCGTCATCTGCATGTATTAAAAAAGAACCATCTGGTATCGGTCCCCATTCTGGATGTCCTCCAGAGTTCCATTTACCCCAGCTATTTTGTACAAGAAAAGCTGGTCCATCTCCAGTGTCATCACAAGCTGTCCATGCCATTGCATGACCCCAAGACCCACTTCTTCTAGCAAATCCCTTGGAGCTACGTTTATTAGAAAATCCATAGCCACTACATACACTTAAACCATAACCATTAGCTAATGCGTCTCTAGCTTCTTCTACAGTTTTTACTAAAGATACTGTTCTAATTTGATGGTCATCTGCTTTGTGTACAACCTTATCAGGAACTCCACGACCACCCCACCCAGTACCTACCTTGCTATTATATTTACTCAGATCTATAATTCCAGGATAATTCTTTCTGACTAAGACACCACCAGTTTTACTTACAAAAGTCGCTGCTCTAGCGCAGCTCATGCCTTGACCAGTATGTCCTCTTGCTCCATAGATAGCTTCGGTAGCTCCTCTGGCAATCCAACTTTCTTGATCTTCTTTGATATCTATTTCAACTGCTCTTGTTAAATCGCATCCATTTCTAGTTGCATGACTGACACAATCACCAGTAGTTTGTCTTTCTATGTAAGCATTTTTATCAAATTTTAGTGCAGATTTATATGGAGTTGACAATTTGCCTTTTCCACTATCTTTAATTCTTTTAGCACCATCTTTAAAATATGCATACTTAGATATTTCTACAAGATCGTCAAAAACATGCTGCTCCCACAAGCATCCGCTGAAACCCTTTTTATATTCATTATATAATTGATCTGGTGTCATTCTTGGCATTATTTAGCTCCCTTTAAACATCCCCAAGATAAAGCTCTGAATGCATTTACTGCTTTTAATCTTAAAGTTGTATTTAGAGGTACAGAATTTTCTGATACATTTTCTTTAACTAAAGCGTCACATGCTTCTGATAAGCCAGGATATTTGCCTTTTAAGTCTATTTGTAATAATTTAGCAGCCAGTACATTAGCTTGTCTAATAGCTCCTGTGCTATTAATCACAGAATCGCTGTCTAATTCAATCAATATAGACATATCATAATATAGCCTAGCTAGCTTATTACCATCGACAGACCTATCCGAACTACCATCTTGTAGACATTGAGCTATTGTTTCTGCCATGCTTTTTAAACCTTCTGATACTGGAGGGTCTACTTCTACTTGAGCACAAGCAACATTCGAATTAGGCATTAGAGGGATAGAAATTAAATCAGATCTATATAAACCTAATACAATTAGACAAAATGCTATTATTAATAGAGGCTTATTCTTCATTATTGTCTTCCTTTGGTATTAAATGGGGAAACATTTGATCAGCTATTTTAACAGCTTGATCTGCACCATACAATTCAGCCAAATCACGAGTTTTTTTCCAGCTTTGAATAAGTTCAAAAAAGATATCAGAGTGATCATCCTCTGCTGGTAAATCAAAATCTGGCATTAAATCAATAGAAGGACTTTTACTCCAAATTTTACTTATGTTTTGTTTAAGATTTACTAATAAAGGATTTATTTTATCTTGAAAAAGAATATACGCAACTAGAAGAACTCCAAGATATAAAAAAATATCTAAAGGTTTTCCACCAGCATTAAAATTTTCTGTTATAAAGTTCATTGTGACGACCTCGCTATGTCTTGAATATTATTAATAAAGTTTACTACTATTTCTGATTGTTCAATATTTGATACTTCAACTACTTTTTTCTTTTTGAATATACCAATATCTCTAAATGTTGCAACCATAGAATCAATAGCAGAACTAACCAAAGCCATAATAAATGCTTTAATTTGTATTCTTAATGTTGCTTCTACAAGTTCTGGAACCCATGGAATATCTATTTTAATAAATATTTTGTCATAAAAATCACTAATTAATTCTAGTGCTAATATTTTTTTAGCAGGGCTCGCTAAATTTGAACCAAATTTTTCAATTATCTGAATTACTGACGCGATTAGAAGCTGTAGTATTTTCCACGCTTCTGATACCGCGAAGTGTTTTACTTCTTTTAGCGATTCTTTTGCCTCTGATATTAGCTTTTCTATTTCTTGACGGATCAAGTCTTGGCTGTTTTGTGTCATAAGGTTCCTCTATAATAATTGTTGGTGCTGGTGGCTGTTTAGCTTTTTCTAATTCTACTTTTTCTTCACTTCTTGACTTCATATATTTATATAGTATAAAACCTTGAGTTGCAATCAAGATTATACTTTCTACTGCGTGTGTTACTACTGATATTAATTCTTCTTTTTGATCAACATCTTTAATAGCACCCATTAAAAATAGTCCACTAAAAATAAAACTCACCAAAGTAAACCAGAATGAACTGGTTTTATATCCGGGAGTCATTATGCACCCCCGCCATCAACGCCACTAGCAGTAGTGTAATATGCAACAGTGTCAAGTCTGTTGGTTAGTTTAGTTTCTACAGTAGCATGAACAGGGACATTGCGAACATGAGTATCAATAGTTTGTATGTTTCCTAAAACTGGAGAAGTTGCACAAACTACTGTGCCATTCTTTACTGTGTCTGTACTAGTTACTGCTGATTGTAAAACGTCTGTAGTTGTGACTGCCATAATTATGCCTCATAATAAAAGTGTGATATATCAGTATACTATACACCATTTGAATACAGCTTCACACATCATTAAAATCGTACACTTTAATATTTCCCATAAACATTTGTACAACTTTTTTATCCCCAACCTTAAGATCGTTAACACCAGAATCAAAAGGGAACACAGGATAGCCATATCCTAGAATTTCTACCTTTTCCTGTTTTTCATCATACTTTCCCGAAAAGATTGAATCATATAAATCTTTATTGTTCATCTACTTATTCATCCTTATCGTATAACTTAACATCTCCTAGATATACTTGTCTAACGACTGAAGAACCTAAATGAATAGCCTGTCCTGTAGCTGAACCCATATTGGTATAACCCATAATTTCTATAGGTTCATCTGAATACTCTCCTGAAAAAACTGAATCAAAAAGATCATTATTATTCATAATTTAATATCTTATATAATAAAATACAAAGTACTTGCATTTTTAGAAATTGAACTGTAATCACCCGTTCCGATACTGACCATGTTTATAATACCAGTTCCACCATTCGCAATACCAGTATCGCTAATAACTGCCGTAGCACTAACCAAACCAGTAACGTGACCATTACCGTCTAAAGTTACATCTTGAATAAATAGACCACTATTATTATTTACACTAGATGCAGCATTATTAATAGTAGGATGTGCAACAAGATAATTAGAGTTATTACTTAATAAGCTAATATTAGAACCAGAGCTTAAATAAGCAGCATCATTAACGGCTTTGGGTGTTAAGGCTTTATTTTGATCACTATTAATTGTATTGCTTAAAATTGTAATTCCAGAAACCGCAGTAGTTGCAGTAAGAGCATTTAACGTAACAGCACCAGTAGCTCCACCACCGCCAAGACCACTACCAGCCGTTACTGCGGTAATGTCTCCAGCACCGCCACCACCACCTCCACCAACACCACTGAGACTAGAAAATACAGTTGATCCATCACCCACTTTTAAAGTTTGTGTATCGGTTGCGTACACTGGCTCTCCAGTAGCTGGCACTTTACTAGCAAGATTAGAAGCTGTATCTCTTCGAAACTGTATTTTACTACTACCGTAATTATAAGCCATGATTTTACCTATCTATATGTTTTTCGATATTGTCCAGTGTTTTACTTAAACAAGCTATTTGTATTCTTAATTCATTCATCACTTCACTGTTTTTATCCAAAGCATCAGCAAAAGATTCTTGCATGTCTTTGTTATTCTGTAATCTTTCTAAAATGAACTGCCTATCCTCTACATACGGAGAGTGTAGTTTAATCATTTTTTCAACATCGTTTTTTGTTACCATATGTTTTCCTACGCTGATCCAAAATCCGATAATAAAAATAATAAAACTCAAACCACCGGGAAGTATATGTTCAACCAAACTACTTAAATTATCAGTCATAAGTTGTCTCCATATTTAAAAGGGCCAA